TGGGAAGTGAATTGGTTGATTGAAGGTGTGGAAGATAATGGTTATGGTATAGAGGTAGAAAGCTATAGTGGCTATCAGTTGAAGATGAGGTATGCTACAGCTTGGGGACCGAATGTGCCAGTGGCTGATGCGATCTTTGAATGGGGAGGAGATGATTTAGATGTTGAGCTATTGTATTGGGAACCGAACTGTGATTTTTGTGGTAAGTATTATAATGGCTATGAAGAAGATGGTGAGATAAGTATAGAGAATTGGAATAGATTTTTTGGTGAGATTCCTAGATGGAAGTACATTGAGATAGGAATAAAAAATAATTTATGTTCGGCTAAGGATAGAGATGGTAATGAATGTTTGATTGGATTGAAGCTGGATAAGAATGAAGTGTTTAGTTTCGGTGCTGATGTAATAGAAGTAGAGAAGTTTGAAGGTAAGTTTTATCTTAGTGAAGATCAGTGCTATGAGATAGGGTTGATGTAAGGATAAGGATGGTACGATAGATGGCCTGTAGTGTATGCTCAGGCTATTCTATTTTACTAAATGGTTATTCTATAAGGGTCTAAGGTAAAGTGTCTTAGATGGCAAGTATGAAGGTGCTATGAGAATGGCGGCTGATAAAGAAAAAGAGGAATAGATTATGTATGGTAAAGATGTATTGTCGGTAGATGAATTGGCGTGGAGAAGAATAAAAATAAAATTGTTGAGAGAGATAGATTGGAAGAAGGTGAAGAGAGGTAATGTAGAATTAGTATCATTGATCTTTGCGGTGGCAGAGATAATGGCTAAGGAAAGTTATGGTATTTCTCAGAGGAATCAGAAGATTTTTTATGAGACAGTGTATAAGAAAGAAATAAAAGAATTATGGGAGGGAATAAAGGATGGAAAGTATAGTGGAAAAGAAGAAGGTCTTCAGGTTCTTTATAAAGATTGATGGTTCAGGTGCTGATGTTGATGAAGCTTTGGTAGATGCATTTGATAAGGTAGGTATTATAAATGTGAAGGGTCTAAGTGGAGACATAGATTGGAAGGAGATAAGTGAGAAGGATACTAATAAAAAAATTATTTATGTAGTACAAGATGTGGGTGAAGCATAAGTATTATTGTACATTATGGTAAGTGGATAGTATAATAATAGTATAGGTATTTTACAAAATGTCTATTGTTAGGTGGTAATAATTTATAGTTACTAGTTATTATAGTTCAGTTATGTTGATGTTGTATTTTACATAGTGGAATGATTTAGTATAATAAAGTAAAGGAGACTATAGGTTATGAATAAGGATAAGAAAGATGAGGAAGTGTTTAGGCATAAGAAGAAGTTCAAGGATGATTGGCGATACGTAGGTTGTGATGATTGGCGGTTGGATAAGTTATGTGGATCGTATGATGTGGAAGATGAGATGATAGACAGACTAGATAAACAGATTACAAATGTTATTCCCTTACCTCCCCAGTTCTCGTTGGTTGACTGGTTGGAGATGGTGTTGACGGAAAGGGAGAATAAAATAGTTTATAATTTTATGTGGTTAGGTAAGTCTATGGACGAGATCGGGGATGAGATGGGATACACAAGACAGAGGATCTGGCAGATTTATAAAGCTAGTTTAGCTAAGGTTGGCGAGATCTGTGGTGATGCTGAGGTATTCAAGCAGTTGTTTATGGGGGAGAATAGTAAACCTCATTTGACTTCGTCAAATGAGGTTGTGTCAATGAAGGAAGCAGTGGCTAAATAAATAAAATAAATGGATAATAATAGTATACAATAGTAAAGATTGTAGTATAATAGAGGTATAGGATAATGAAGAAGACGACGTGGAAGGCGATAAAGGATAGAGATATAGAGACAGTGTTATGGGATCTGGTGGAGGATGCGTGTAGAGAATTCAATGTTAGTAGGAATTGTAAGATAGGAAGACAAACATTTAGTAATATTCTCAGTACGCTAAGTCAGATGGAGATGTTGAAGAGGAGGAGAATGGATAAGAATGTGGATGAGCAGATGAAGCAGGAGGAATATGATATGAAGGATTGGTTGACGATAGTGAAGTGAAGGAATAAGTAAACCATTTTCAGCTTCGCTGAAAATGGTTGTATAGATGAGAGCAAGAGAGGTAAGATGTTTAGATTTATATTAGGTGAATTAGATATAGAGGTGAAGGTAGTAAGGGATAAGAAGAGGAATCAGTATAGGAAGAATGATGTTAGTGTGAAGGTGAAGGTAAGATATGATAATGATTATTTGGATGTTGATATAGATAAGGGAAAGATAAAGGAATATTGTGATGGCTTTGTTGATAGTTTGAAGGGGAATAATATTGATAAGTAATTTGTTTATAGTAGAAGAGATATAAGAGAGAGAGATGTATGATTAGAAAAAGAAAAGATAATATCTCCCCACCCTATAATAATAATAATATTATATTAGTTAGTAGTAGTAAGGGTATATCTTATCATATAGATTTTTATCTATATGATAATGGTGCCAAAATATTTTTCCCCTATTTTTTGGGTTATTGTCAGTGAATGTAGCACTGGAAAAGGTATTAGCGGATCCTCTCCTATTTATCAGTAGATTGAAGATTATTGATAAGAAAGGAAGGCTGTGTAACTTGCAGCCTACAGCCGAACAGATGTTGATGTATGAGGCACTAGAGACTGGGAAAGATACTTTATTTCTCAAGCCTAGACAGATCGGTGCAACTACGCTCTGTTCCGCTTACCTATTCTATAAATGGTTTACTAGCAAGGAACCTATCACAGCAGTTATATTATCTCATAAGTTATCCTCAGCTAAGCATATTCTGGGTATATACAAGATGTTCTACAATACATTACCGAAAATGTTACGCAGAGAATTATCTACAGAAAATACTACAGAGATGGTATTCGCAGATACGGGTGCAAAGATTATGTGTGTGTCTGCTGAGGGTAAAGGTGGACTAAGAAGTTTTACTTGTAATTACCTACACATATCCGAATATGCGTTTGCACCTCATCCTGAAGAATTGAAAGCTACGGCTATTGGTGCATTGAATGGTAATCAATTGATTATAGAATCTACCGCAAATCATTATGGAGATGCTTTGCATCAGGAAATAATAAAGTCTAAGAGAGGTGAAGGGGATTGGGAATATAAATTTTTTCCTTGGAAAAATCATCCCTCTTATAGAGACGACTATCCAACTGGGTGGATATCTGATGATACACAATATCAGAGAACACATATGTTAGATAACCATCAGATGTATTGGAGAGCCTGTATGATCCATAGGATTGGGTCAGAGAAATTTAG